ATTGGTAAACAAATCCGGCGTTAAATCTTGAACACTTGCCGTATAAGTGATGATGATCGCGCCCTGAGCGCCGTTACCACCCGCGCCGACGTTATCATCACCCGCACCCGCACCACCGCCGCCACCACCGTAGGAAGCGCCTGCACCACCCGTACCGCCACCAGTAACCGTAGTGTTGCTGTTACCACCACCGCCGCCGCCACCACCGCCTGAACCAGCAGTTCCACCTGCTGTAATAGTGTATTCAGTTCCAGCACCCCCCAAACCGCCATTAAAGCCGTTCTGGTTATTAGCTGCCCGACCAGCACCGCCGCCGCCACCAGCACCATTTGCGCCATTACCACCGTTTGCAGCGTTCCCGGCGGTTCCACCCGCACCTCCCGTATAGGACAGGCCACCAGCACCACCCACAGCAGAAGTTGAGCTACCACCATTACCACCTGTACCACCACCGCCACCACCACCAAAGCCAGCCGTAGTGCCGCCGTTACCACCGGTTCCACCGTTGGCTGTATCGTCACCCGCAGAGCCACCACCGCCACCTGCGGTCTGGTCAGTCGCAGAGCCATTACCACCTGTGCCACCGTTAAACTTGGTATTACCGACACCCGCAGAGGCTAGACCCCCTACACCACCTGCGGTAACAGAAGCACCCGCACTTGCACCTTTAGCTAACGCACCATCAGTCGTGGAGGCGGGGGCTGCGTTTGTGGTCTTGTTAAGCCAAGTATCACCACCGGCAGTCGCGCCCAATGCCGCACCAGCAGTCCTACCCGTTCCGCCAGCACCAATGTTAATGTTGACGGTTGCATTTGGGGTGAGCGTAAAATTAGTAAGGATTGAGAACGCACCACCACCACCGGCACCAGCACCATCTTCAGCCGTAGCGTCACTAGAACCACCACCACCGCCACCGGCAATAACCCTAATGGTATTAGTGTTTGTCCAATCCGCAGGCACCGTAAATGTGGTGCCCGTGGTAATCAGTATGGTTTTATCAGCCATCTGGAGTTTCTGGCTGGACTACTTGGGGATTAGTGTCTATGAAGGATGACCCATCCCAAGACCAACCAATATCGCAGAATGTATCTTCTGGAATACCAATAAGATAGCAGCCAACAGGCTCTAGATCTGTTGGTTCCGCGATGATGATGTTAATTACAACGTCATCATTTTTGTTGATGACAGCGCACCGCATGATACGGTTTATTATAACTGGAAAATACCAGAGGCATTCCAGGTAATAGTAATATCGCCGCCATTGGGAGTTACTGGAAGTCCGGTAACACCAGTATCAAGCCAAGTAACCAGCCTTGAAGTTGCCGAAGAGCCGGTATCAATGTAAATCAAAAGAGCTTCAACTGAGTTTCCTGAAACAGAGGTAAATGTCACATTGTCACCGTCAAACAATCCATTAGCGACAGTAGTGTTGTTAATGGTTTGTGGTGTGCCTACAACGCCGGAAACACTGGAGTAAAATTCATGCGCTGAATTGTAAGGATAGACACCAGTATCAATCAAAGCTACTTTTACGGTGCCATCGTTAATATCAATGTTAGCAGAAGCATCTAAAAGGGCTTCTTTGTATTTCGGATAAATTGCATTAGCCATTTTATTTCCTATGAATATGTGTAAGTTAAACGATCATTCCAAACTTTATCAAAATTCTCATTACCGCTTGCCCAAGTAATAGTAACGTCTACGCCATTAGTAATTACAATTTTCCGTATTCTCCAAACAGATGATGCTTCAGTGCTATTAGGAACAGCATCGCCTTTATAAGCAACAGTGGATGAAACCTCGTCATACCTAACAGTGTAAACAGGCTCCTGCATTACCGATGTTGATACTTTGCTTCTTAAAACTTCTTTAACAGACTTTTCAACATAAATAGTTCCAGCGTCTATTTCCTTTCCGTTAGAAAGTTTAAAAACGACCGCATTATCTATGTCTATAGAAGCATCAACAACAGAAATACCATCTATACCATCATCACCATCTTTTCCGTTTTCACCATCTTTACCATCTTTACCGTCACGGCCATTTTTGCCAGCAATGCCATTTAATCCGTCTTTACCATCTTTAACCTGAGATAAACGATCATAAATACCTTTTTCAATATTTAAGTATTTAGATGATAGTTTCTCATCAAGTTTTTTAAGGTATCTGACTGTCGTTAAAATGACAGGTAAAATACCCCTGGCATTATTTTCCAACACTCAATTCCTTGTTAAGACTTTCAAGGAAATCGTTTTCAACATTAACGGTCTTTCCTCTTGCCTCGGCCATTTGAAGCTCAACAATCTTACCTTTGTTCTTAATGTCGGCTTCTTTTAACATTAGCTCCGCAATCTTGACCCGTTTATCAAATTCTTTAGAAGCCAAATCGTCGTTAGTCGGGAGATTCTTGGTAACAGCAGCCATAGTTTTAGCTTCAATCTCTTTGGGCATGAGTTGAGCTTCAACGGTAAGTTTTGTGGCTTCCGCCCTATTCTGTTCTGCTTGAGTCGTGTCTACAGCAATCTGAGCCTGAACCGATTTGAGGGCAAGCTGTTCTTTAGCCATTTGAAGTTGCTGCATCTCAGGATTAGGCTGAGACATTTGTTCAAGAGTAGCAATTAACTCAGCACGATTGGAAAGACTAGAATTACCCAGTATGCCTTTAAGAATAATAGGCAGAACAGGCGTGTTGGGGCCAAGTGTTTGTAAAAGTCCAATGAGTTGTTGTTGTTCATACTCTCTAGCAATAATCCCAAGAGTTGCGGTGGGAATGAACTTAAAGTCTACAGAAGGATACCGTTCAGGGTCGAACTGCATATACCTATAGACAGCTTTTTGAATAAACGGAATCAGGAAATCTTCTTGGAAGTTTACCAAAGTCCGCTTGTATTTCTTAATAATTGTAGCTACCGCAAGAGACATGGACTGACCATCCCTTGCTACTTGAGACACCATACCTTGAGAGTCTAAAGTTCCTGTAGCTTGTAGGAGCATCCTCTCAAAGTCTTTAGCGGTAGCGATGTTATTGCCATCGGTGTTACCGAATTTAAACGGATACAAGATCTCACTGGGAGCGCCGTTAGTTAAGATTGCTTTACCAGGCTTGACTTCAAACTTCGCACCCCTCGGAAGACGAGTTGCGTCCATCGCAATCATTGGAGAAGTAGTTAAAGCTAACGAATCTAAATGACTCCTAATCTGAGCGTCGATAGCCTTTTGCATGTTGTAGGCTTTTTCGATGGTTCCGCGACCTAAAAGTCGGTTAGGTACTGTGTCATCTTGATAGCAAACAACAGGACGATCTTTCATCATGTACGGCGATTCTTCTGCTTTCAAAAGAATACCGTCATTTGCGATAACAACAATTGCTTCTACTAAATTGTCGTATTCGTCTTGCAAAGATTCTTCAGGGAATAACTCTACGACTTCTTCTTTACCACTTAAAAGCTCTTTAGGAACCAAACCGTAGTAAGTTAAGAGTTTAACCTTGTCATCACGATACTGGACAACTTCTTGAGTAGGCTCTAAGCGATCATCTTCAGGAGATGTACCAATGTCTACTTTTTTGTAGATGCCGTCTTCTTGTCCTTTTACAATTTTATGGATTGAGACATACTTTTCAATCGCAACGCCTAAACAGTCTTCAATAGACGTACCATTTGGGTCGAAAAGGAAGTTTTTAGGGTTAATTGGTACAACACGAACGCCAATGCGGTCTTTTTCTACAACACCGATAGCAGCTTGTTGTTGGCCTGGGATCTGTTGGGTAGCGGGTTCAAAGGTTTTATCAGTGATTACGACAATTTCACCAATACCAGTACCATAGATCTCAGCCATTAACTCAATTTGGTCAATAGACTTACGGATTTTGTCTAATTTGAAGTCTTCGTTGAGTTGTTTTTTAATCATCTCAACGTCTAACGGATTTCCGTTTACGTCTTTAATATCGTCTTCGATGTCAAAGAACTCACCCTGACCGAAGATTGCTTCCATAATCTCCGCGTGACGGGTTTCTACGGCTTGTTGGGCAGCGGGAGTCACAATACGGCTC